GCCTCCAGCTTCGGCTTCATCTCGGCAATGGTCTCAGATGCTTCAGTAAACTCTTTTGTCAGGTCGGAGATTTTAGCATTCATCTCAGCGACTGTATTGGTGATCTCAGTAAAGGCTGCACTCATGCCGGGCAGGACCTCGCCCTCGTCCCAGTCTTCAAAAGTCACCTTCTTACGCTTGGCGTTCTCCACATCCAGAACAACATTGTCGCCGTTCATAGAGTAGGGAATACCCATCAGGTTGTAAGTGGTGCAATCGATCACGATCACCTCATCGCCCTGGACATCATTCATCCAGTAGCGGGGAACCATATTCTCAGGGTCCCAAGAAGACGGGATCTTGTATGCGCCCAGAGCGCCGCTGATTTCATTCAGCAGCTGCTCAGTGGTCAGAGTAAATTCGCTTGATGCAACGGGCTCTCCCTCTTCGGCCGGCGTAGTATTCTCAGCGGGAACCTCAGTTGTTGCATTTTCTGCACCTTCTTCAGGTGCGGCGTTTTCGGCAGGAGCAGCCTCAGATTCGGTCTTTGTCGCAGTATTCTCTGCGGCGGGAGTCTCAATCTCAGGATTCTCCACAGCGCCTTCTGCCACGGCATTTTCAGTCATAGCAGGATTCTTTTCATTTTCATTCATTGGCGTTGTATCTCCTTTCTCCTCATCGGATGGATTATCATTTTGCGCAGTATAGTTCTGTTGAATTGCTTGATACTCATAGAGCCGGTCGCGGATCTGAGCGGTAATATCTTCAACAGAAAAATTGGCAGTAACGCAGCTGCCTGTCATAGCGGGCTTGATACTCGGATCAGTCGTAGACAGAATGCAGCAACCGTCAAATTTAAAAGACCCCACAGGAACGTTGCCGTTCTTATCTGCGGGGCCACAAGCCATATCGGTCAGCTCAACACTGTGATTCTTCGTACCATCGCGGGTAAAAATATCTACAGGATCACTAAACTTTGTCTAAATCAAACCATCAACACGCAAATACTCCCGTTCAATACCGGTGCCGTCATCCTTAACGATCCAGCGAGGATTACAAGATTCAGGGATAACACCATAAGCTTGACCAGCATAGACGTACTTCACGTCTTTGTCGGTGATTCGCAGTTCATGTTCATGTCCTTTAAAGTCCTTGTCTTCCTCGTCAAGTTCATCTACAACATAGCCCAGGATCGGCGTATTACGGATTGTCGGTACTGCTTTGTTGATCGCGTCTTTTGTGAAACTTGTCTTATTGAGGTTTGCTCCAGTGTGCATTACATCAATGCTGACATCAATGAAGCGAAAATCAGAAGATTCGTATTCGCCCTTCTTAATAAAAGAAACCGGATATCGTTGATTCATTCTGTTTTCACCTCCTCGTCAGCAAAATAAAAGCCCTGGCGAATCGCAACCTGCAACTCAGCCAGAGCATTTTCAAACACAGAATCGTATACAAAAACATACTTGTTTGTTGGGTCTATTCGCAGCATCAGA